CCGCCACCGGTGCTACCGCCACCGGTGCTACCGCCACCAATGCTGCCGCCACCACCAGTGCTGCTGCCGCCACCAGTGCTGCCTATCCCCCCTCGTAAACGATCGTCTCACACGCGAAAACGATTATCTCGTCGGCAAAAGCGAACAAGACGACGAAGATAATCCTAACTATTTATTGCAAATAATCAATGAAAAAGAGTCATACATTTTCTCATTGGTATAAAATAGAGTATGCAACCGGTGCAACCAGCAATCACCTTGCAAAAGAATGTTGGAAATATATCCAGAAAAAATACGCCACATCCCGCCCGACGTAAATTAGGTAATATAGGAAAACAAACAGAATCTCGATATATAATCTTAGATATCTGTGATTATTGGGGATTCTCTCAACACGAAGGGGAATGTTGGGTCGATACTATTCAGCAAATCTTCTTTTTTACAGACGGTCTCAAAGAATATACCCAACCTTTGTTCTATAAGATGACGGATCAGCAATTACATAGTTCCATTGAGCGTGCTGTACAAGAAGGGATTATTCAAGATGTGATATTGACTCCAAGATCCTCCACACCTGCTCCAATGATTGGAGGAGTTTTACCTCCGAATGTTGCAAATAACTCTTCAAAGAGTCTTTCTATTTTTGATGCAATTAAGCAAGGAAATACAGAAGAATTTAAGACGTTATTTGAAAATAATTCTTTAAAAGAAAATATAGAGTATCAGAACATTCTTCTTAGTGATGCTGGTAGATATGGACAAGATGCAATCGTTCAATTTCTTCTTGAAAAAGGAGCAAATGTGAATGCAACAGATAAAAATGGCTTTACTCCTCTTATAAGAGCTGCATTATACGCACATGAATCAACAGTTCAATTGCTTCTTGAAAACGGAGCAAATGTGAATGCACAAAGTAAAAATGGTGACACTGCTCTTATATTATTTGTAGAGGATGGGTCTGAATCTATCATTCGATTGCTTCTTGAAAAAGGAGCAAATGTGAATGCAACAGATAAAGATGGATGGACTGCTCTTATAGTAGCTGCACAATATGGATACGAATCAATCATACAATTGCTTCTTGAAAAAGGAGCAGATGTGAATGCAACAAATAAAGATGGATCTACTGCTCTTAGTATGGCAATACAGAAGAATCATTTAAATATTATAGAACTACTTACCAAATCGACCAATGCACCCTTTATAGCTTCTTCTGTAACTCCAAATATACGAGCCCCCCCAAAGCAGGTTCCTCCTTAGCATCCATTCATGAAGCAGGGATTAAAGCCATGCGAGATCGCTTTAAACATCATTATGATGTTATTGTTCATAAGAAAGAAGAGCTCTGTTTGACAAAGGGTCCTCAACAGATTAAAAAGATGTATGAATCAAGTATTGCAGCTCCTATCTTACTAAAACGGGTGGAATCGAAACGACTTGGTCCATCCGTTGCTGCAGGACTACAATCAATTGAAACACAACAAAAACGATTAAATATAGGAAAAGGTTATATAGGAGAAGGAAAACCATTGAGTACATCAGGAGGTAGTTTAGAGGAAGAACTAAGTGTGAATAATCTTCTATTTCGTACCTTCAATCTACCGTTTCGAGCACTATGGTTAGTAACAGCACTTGCCAGCAAAGCTCCTATTTATGCTATTGGAGTTAATATGATGCATATTGCTAGTACATTCTTATTTGGAGGGCATGCTACTGGATTTTTAAAATGTAAAGGACAGTGGTATTATTATAATGATAACGATGGATTATTTCAAGTAAGTTCTGGATTTATAGATGCCTTACAAACAGCCTTGAATTTTAATGATGAACAAGAGCATCCTTCGATCTGTATTAAAATAGTTGAAGATCATTGTTATCTTTTATCACTTAATAATGTTAGTACTCCATATAAATACAATGATATTGTGTTTACGCGTCCGTTTGTGACAGGTTCTGTCACACCAAATCAGATTTGGACCGAAGCAGGATGGATTCCTTTTGAGGAGTGGAAAGGAGCAAATACATTAGAAGCTGATAAGATTGAAACAACTGTTATTACTACAAATAATAAAGAACCATCTTACTATAATGTATTAAAGTCTGCATATTGTATTGTAAAGTATGGACCAGACTATGAAGATGCATTATTTCGTAGTGCAATTACAGTAGAAGATATCCCTTATATTAATACGATTGATCCGAATATGATTATAGATCCTGTAACGGGTGCAACTGTTCTTATAGAGACTGTAAAGAAACTTGTAGATATAGAACTAATTTTAAACAATCCAAAAACAGACCCAAATCTTCAAGATAAGAATGGAATGACTGCCTTAATGTGGGCAGTAACAATAAATAGTTATTTTATTAATATGATGTCTATAGGTAAACAGGACAATAATATAATATCCATGTTAAATAATCCAAAGGTGAATCCAAATATTCAAGATAATAAGGGAATGACGGCTCTCATGTATGCAATTCAACAAAGGAGACGTATAAAAGAGTTTATAGAGAATCCTCGTGTAGATCTAACAATTAAAACAAAGGGAAATCTGCTAGGATTTGGTAAAAAATCAGCACTTGATTTTGCAAATCAGATGAAAGATCCAGAGATTATAAAGCTGATTCAAGATGCAATGGCTCGCCCTAAACCTACTCCTCCTCCCTCTCGCACTCGTAAACGATCCTTACGCCGGCAAAAGCGAACAAGAAAATTGAGACATTGAACCTAAACCAGTCCATCCAATTATATATAAGCATGAGCCTTGTTCAGATTCCCAAGGGGGTTCCTCCCCCACTATCTGAAACAGCGGCAATCAAGTATAGTTTCCCGCTCGATCCCTTTCAATTGCATGCCATTCATGCGATTGAAAATAATCAACATGTCTTAGTCACTGCCAAAACTGGCTCTGGCAAGACCTTGGTGGGTGAATATCAAATTGCGTCTTCGTTAAAGAAGAAGCAACGCGTGTTCTACACCACCCCCATTAAGTCATTAAGTAATCAAAAATTTAAAGATTTGAAAGAGTTGTTTCCCAGTGCCAGTGTCGGTCTCCTCACAGGCGATATTAAATTTGCCCCTGATGCCGATATTGTTGTCATGACCACTGAAATATTACGAAATCTATTATATAAACAATCGACTCCCACTGCAGCGTTAGGCATTGCCGGTACCATCTCATTACGAGATGTAGGAGCCGTGATCTTTGATGAAGTCCATTATATTAATGATCCTGACCGAGGGCATGTGTGGGAAGAAACCATTGTACTCCTTCCCAAAGAGATTCAAATGATTTTACTGAGTGCTACCATTGATTCCGCCTATGAATTTGCAGATTGGATTGGACGCATCAAAGAAACACCCATTACCTTGCTCAGTACTACTCATCGAGTAGTCCCATTAATTCATGGAATGTATGTTCCAAAGGGTGCTCCCTTGGCGACAACTGCCCTTCCCATGATTTCCTTGAAAGAATCGGATGAATCGGCATTCAAATCGGATCATTATCATATGTGGAATCTTGCAAAAGATCGCAATGCCGAAGCTGTTGCCAAATGGAAACGAACGGTGGATGCAACAAAACGAGCTGGCGAGTCTATGACTGCGGAACAAAATGCAGCCAAACCAAGAATTTATAGCTTTCCCCATCGATTGAATGAATGTATTCAAACATTACAAGAGAAGAGTCTATGCCCTGCCATTTTCTTTGTGTTTTCACGAAATGATTGCCGCAAATATGCCAAATGTATTGAATCTTCCCTGATTAGTAGCAGCGATGCTGCAACAGTTCGTCATTTATATGAATTTCATTTACATAAATATAAATCAATGTTGGAAGGATTTGAACAGTACCATGAAATGCTAGATCTAGTCCAAAAAGGAATTGCCTTTCACCATAGTGGAGTTCTTCCCTTATTGAAAGAAGTCATTGAACTCTTGTTTGGAAAAGGATTAATTAAAGTTTTATTTGCAACCGAAACCTTTGCTGTTGGTTTGAATATGCCAGCACGTACGGTTGTCTTTACAGATTTGCGCAAACCGTCTGAAAGCGGCTTACGTCCGCTACGAACGGATGAATACACGCAAATGGCAGGACGCGCCGGTCGACGTGGTAAAGATACGCAAGGCATTGTACTGCATCTTCCTGCTCATGATCCATTAACCATGGAGGAAATGCGCAATGTCTTATCAGGACCGTTAGTTCCCTTGCGAAGTCGTATGCAGTTCGGCTATGATTTTGTACTGAAAGCCTTATGGAAGTCAAAAGAGGCATCCACGTCTATTCTTGCAAAGAGTTATTGGACGGTGCAACAAGACATGGCACAAAAAGCCTTGGAAGGCGAATTGAAAGCAGCACAAGAACGCATTACACTGCCAAGCGAAGAAGAAACAATTCAGATTAAACTGCGTGAGAAGTTGGAAGAGACAGTCCGCACCAGTCGCCGCGGTGCATTGAAAAAGGCAGAAGAAGCCTTGGCAACATGGAAGACGACACATACAGATCCCAAATGGGAGCGTCTCTGGACATCACGAAAAGAAGATGCTAAGAATTATAAGATCCTAATGGATCTGCAAGCGCAAGTCGAGGCTCCCATGTATGATCCCATTACTCCCACCATTCAAATCTTGCAAGAATGGAAGTATGTGACAGCAGATGTAACTCTTACCCCCAAAGGCATTTTAGCGACAGAAGTGAATGAAGCGAACCCCATTTTAATGGTGGAATTATATACAAGTAAATTACTTCACACTGCTTCGGTGGAAACGATTGTGACCACCTTAGCTACCTTCTTGGAACCCGATCGAAATGAATTTGAGTGTGCGATTCCATCTTGTATTGATTCAAAGGTGATTGATTTGTTGGAGTCCACTGCAAATACCCACATAAAGGTGGAAGAAGCACATGGAATCCGATCAGAGTCTTCCTGGACACTTTCCGCAAAATGGATGTATATTGCCAATGAATGGCTGAAAGGAGTCTCTGCACCAATCCTCTTAAAAGAGTTGGAAATGTTTGAAGGAAATTTTATTAAAGGCATTCTTACATTGAATCAACTGGTGCGAGAATGGATTAGTTTGGCGACCTATGATGGAAATGTAGATATGTTAGCCAAATTTGTAGGAATTGAAACAAAGCTTTTACGAGACATCGTGGTTCCTGAAAGTTTGTATGTGAAATAAAATCTATTTCCAATGTATAAATGGCAACCAAAAAGAAGACACCTTCGGTGTCTTCTTTTTGGTTACGATCTTATAAACTGGACAAAGAAAATAAACGCGAAGC